ATGACCGAAGCAGAACTCGCCGAAACCGCCCGGACCGCCTATGCCGCCAGTATCCAGGCGGAACCTTTCAACAAGTCAAAGGCCAAGGGCCGGGCCGTTGCGGCCGTCTCGGACAAGGCGCCGGACGACTGGACGGCATCGAAGACGGCCGCCTTCGTCCAACGGGCGCTACGCGGTGAAATGTGACCCTGCCGTCAAAGGCCCGCCAGAGCGGCCAGGATGGCGTACCCGATATATTCGGGGATCTGCGGGACGACGGCGTTGCCTAACGCTTTAAGGCGGTCCACCCGGTTGGGTATCCCATGAGCCACTCGACCCACGTCGGGTTCAGGCGGCCATTCCTCACCGGATCCTTCCCCTCCACCGCGTAGTCCAGCCGGTCGTTCTCCCGGCTGCGACCGTTCGCCCTGTTCATCGCCCCCGCGCACGACCCCTTCACGGCCGCCAGCGTCGGGGTCGGAAACAGATGAACAGCGCCGGCCAGGCCCGCGCCGACTTTCGGCACGCCGCGCTTCTCCGCGTCGTTCGCTATCGGTGTCGGCCATAGCCCTCGCTCCACGTTCTGGACAAACCGCTCGAGACAGACAGTCTGCTTGCGGCCGTCAGGCGTTTTTCCGGTCGGCGTGGTCCCGGCCGGCAGCGTCTGCCCGCCGCCTCCCACCGTGGGTGTGGGCCACAAGCCGCCCTCGACGGCAGCCACCTGGTCCGGCAGGTCATTCGACCGTTCCTTGTTGAGAAATCGTTTCGCCTGGGCGCCACGCGGATCGCCGTCCCTCGCCTGCGGCGTGGCCCACAATCCAGACGCGATCGCGCCGATGTTTGGCGTCGACGGCGACAGCTGGAAGTACAAACGGCCGTGCGGCGTAGCCTTCGGCCGCCAGGTCAGAAAGCACGTCGTCGAGGCCCATCGAGATGTGCCCAGCAACGTTTTCTCCAATGAACCAAGAGGGCCGGAGTTCAGCCAGGAGCCGACGCACTTCCGGCCAGAGATGACGGTCATCCGCCTCGCCTCGCCGCTGCCCGGCAAGACTAAAGGGCTGGCAGGGATAGCCGCCGGTGACGATGTCCACAGGTCCAACTGCATCGGCCGTCAGCGTCCGGACATCGTTGAAGATCGGCACATCGGGCCAATGCCGGCGGAGGATCTGCCGGCAAAACGGGTCGATGTCGCAGAAGCCCACGGTGCGGAAGCCGCCGGTGCGTTCAAGGCCGAGAGCGAAGCCGCCGATCCCGCTGAAGAGATCGAGGTGGCGCAGCTTTTCCATCCCCGCCTCACGACCATGCCCGACCGCCGGTGACGATCAGCTCGGCCGCGGCCGTCTTCCCCTTCCGATCCTTTGCGATCGTGTAGGTGGTCTCCACCGCCTCGATCGCGAAGCCGGCGAAGATCCGGCGCACCTCCGGATGGTCGTTCAAGGACAGGATGAACCGGCCGCGCACCTTGGCGAGGCAATCGGCCAAGGTCTCGAAATCGGCGCGGCCGAACAGCGCGTGGCCGTAATCCCCCTCCGAACCGTAGTAAGGCGGATCGAGATAAAAGAGAGTTGTCGGCCGGTCGTAGCGCGGGATCAGGTCGGCATAGTCCAGACACTCGATGACGACGCCCGACAACCTGGCGTGCAAATCCTCCAGTGTCTCGCTCAGCCGGTTTACATCGAAGCGGGCCGGTCGCTCGTTCGACACGCCGAAGGTCCGGCCGGAGACTTTGCCGCCGAAGGCCGTGCGTTGGAGGTAGAGGAAACGGGCGGCGCGTTCCAGGTCGGTCAGGGTCTCCGGATCGGTCTTGGCGAGACGATCGAAGTCCGCGCGGGTGGTGAGGCGCCAGCGGATCATGCCGGTGAACTCGGTGTAGTGCCGCTGCAGGATCCGAAACAGGTTCGCCACATCGCCGCTCTTGTCGTTGAAAACCTCCGCCGGCGGCGCCAGGTCGCGGCGCAGGAAGACACCGCCCATGCCGCCGAAGACATCGACATAGGTGCGGTGAGGCTGCGCCTGGATGCGGTCGACCAGGCGCTTGGCCAGGTTCCTTTTTCCGCCGATGTAGGGTGCCGCCGGCAGTGCCGGTTCGACCTGTCTGAAACCGCCCATGGTTCGTCTCCTGTGACGATCGGCGGCTCGGTGTCCTTGTCAGGACTGGCCCTCTTGCGTGGTGCTCTCGGCTCTCACGTGATTGAGCGTCCCGCAGCGGGGACATTTGATTTCTAGTTCCTTGCCGCTCCAGCGCGCAAGTAATTTACCGCAGCGGCCGCAGCGGACGTCCTTTTTCCGAGTCGACTCCACAGACGAAGACCCTCACGATTTCCGTGCCTGGCGTCAGGCAGCGGGGCGACCGGTGGCGGATCGTACGCCATCCTAAGTGACCGGTGGCAGCCGGTCGGTTCGGGGTGTTGGCGCACCCCGGCCCCCGCGGTTGGCGGGGTTAGAGATCTCGAATGGGCATCAAGACCGATCGGGTAAGGTCGTAGCCGGCCTGCGACGTCATCCTCAGCGTGATGCGCGGTTCGGTGTTTAGCGTGCCCCCGGTCAGCCAAAGGATGCATCGCAAACCAACGACGGCCTGCGCACTCAGCGCTAGTGGTGTCTCCAGCGTCCAATCCGTGGAGAGGATCACGTCATCCGGCGGCAACCGGCCAGACCAGTTGAAAACGATCTTCGCCCGATCGGCTGGGTGTTTCGCATCAACCTTCTTAGGCATAAAACTCCTCCTCGACGGCGGGAACGTCGTATTCCTCGGCGACGGCCGGAACGTCGTATTCGATGAAGGTGGTGGTCGAGAGATCGAGCGTACCGATCACCAGCAAGGCCGCCTGGCCGGTAGTGACCTCCTGCCCGGGCTCGACCTTTACAACGGTCGTCTGAAGAAGGTTCGGCGCTTGGCCTTCCTCCGTCTCTGCCGCCGGCACCACCAGGATCGACTGCAGCACCGTGGGTGCGTCAGACGCATCCGCCTCGCTTCCGGCCGTGGGCGCGATGACGGTGGTGCCGGCGATACTGGGTGACTGGCCCGCCTCGCTCTCGGCGCCGGGGTCCGGTGCGATAACCGTCGTTTCCACAAGGGCCGGCGCCTGACCCTGGTCCGCCTCGGCGGCCGCGGCTGGCGCAACAACCGTCGTCTCGATGACGGACGGCGTCTGACCGACCTCGGTCTCGCTTCCAGCCGCCGGCGTCGCCGTCGTGCCACTGCCGGGAACCGTCGGGGCCGCGTCCCTGTGCGGGTGACCGACCGGCAGCAGGCTCTCAAGCCCGGCGTCCCAGGCCGCCCACCCTTCCAGCCTTTGGCGTTCGTCCGTCGTCAGGTGACGGTTGAAGATCATGATCTTGTGGACCGTCACCGCACTGAAACCCGACGACGAACTATAGGCACCAAGGACATGGCCGGTAGTGCTGTTCAGCCGACTAGGAACCGTCTGACTGACAGGCGTCAACGCGCCGTTGGCATAACCGCGCTGTTCCGGGTTAGTCTCCCCGGCGTCAATTTCTTCGTAATAGAATTGCGGCGTGTCGTCGGCCAGGAGCAAGTCGAGCTGTACGCCACCATTCCCAAAGTTAGCGCCCACCGCCGCAAGGTTGTATCGGCTTCGGCCTCCGCCGGTGCCGACGTTCGAATACATTTGCGACGCACCAGGGCTTTTCTGGAACATAGCAAAAACGGAAGATCCGACCGTGTTGTCGGGCTTGGCCCAGGAAAACCCGCTCAAATAGTCGTCGATCCCATTGAACGTGACGGCGCCCGCCACGCCGTTAAACCCGGTCGCGCTGTAAAGCGGCTGACGCATTAAGGTCCCTTGAAAATAGTCGCGACCGTGAGCGCTCTTGTCCGACCAGACGGAAACGCCCGTCTCGACGGTGATGGTCGCCGCGTCGTTGGCGTCTATGTAGTGTTCAATCGCGGAGTTGATTTCAGCAGGGGTCCAGAGTGTCACGGGATCGGCTCCTCGATCACCTGCAGCCCCGCCGCATCAAGCTCCCGTTGAAAATGCTGACGGCCGGTCATGGTCCCGTCGGCCGGCTCAAAAGAGACGCGGCACTGCGCCAATAATCCCGGCAGCGCGGCGAGCTGGTCAGGGTTCAAGCCCGCCGGCATTGCGCGGCCTTCGGCAAGGTCTCTCGTCGCCTGCGTGACGGACGCCCCGTGGCCCGCAAAGTGGGTCGCCGGCTCCGCGCCTGTTGCAGACAACCTGCGAGACAGAGACCCCGCGCCCCAACCCTGTGTCTGCAAGACCAGGTCCAGGGCATCGACAACCTCAACCGGGGCGATGGCAACGAGAGAATACACGATCCGGCCTCTACAACGTCCTGACGACGACGCCGTTGGGCGAGATCTGCAGCTCGATCGGGCCGTCGACATTTCCGAAGGCGGACGGGTGCTCGTACATGAAAAGAGCGTGTTTCGTCAGACCCTGGTCTTCGTAGATGATGAAGGTCCGGCCATTCGAAAACCCGGTGACCGCATCCTGGGCGATGATGAAGTTGTCGCAATCGAACCCAACCTGTCGCGCCGCCGGCGTGGTCACCGCCGGATTGGTGACGGACGGTCCGCCGGCGACATAGCCGGTTCCGGTCGCGACCTCCGTCAGCGCCGTGACCTCGGCCACCGTGTCGGGATCCAGACCCGCCTGTGACGAGATGAAAAGCTTCATCGGGGTCGCGTCTGGTCCGTCAAAGTCGATCGCCTCGGTCCCGTCCAGGTGGCGGATTTCAGAAATCCTACAACGTTCCCACATAACTCAGTTCCTTTCCTCTTCAGGCAGTATCGGGTCGGGGATCGCGGTGAGATCCACGGCCCTGAGATCGGCCACAGTCGCGGCCGGATCCATGATGGCGTCGAAGACAGGCTTCTCGTAATCGAACGCCGACTCGATATGCGCGGTGACGGCGGTGTCGATCTCAATGATCGACGCTGCGTCCAGGTCGGTGAATCGCCGATCGCCGTTGACGCTGCCTTTCCAGTTGACCGGGTCGACCCGGCCGGCGTCGGCCGACCGCCGCGCCCGGTCCAGCAATTCGCGGTTTTCGGCGGTCGTCCGAACCGCCAGGCCGTTCGGCAAACGGAAGCCACCGATCAGGTAAGCCTTGCGCCGCTCGGCCGCCTTCCTTTCCAGCCGGGCCCGGATCTCCGCGATCGGGCGCTCGACGCCGCCCAAGGTTCGGGCAACGCGGTCGGCGACCGGATCGTAAACCGGGCCGGTGTCTGTCATCATCGTGAAGTCGTCGTCGACGGCCGCGCCGTCGATTTCCCCTTCATAGACGCCGAACTGCCGCTTGACCGGCGCCGGGCGCCGGAAAAGATCGCGGCCCATGCCGACCCCGTGGTGATAGTGAACCAGGCGCAGGATCTCTGCCTCGGCCGAGGCGTGAATGGTGCCGGCATGAACGAAGTAGTGTTGTCCGTCGGTCTGCTGCATCGATTTCTCCTAGCTCAGCTGTCCGGGAACGGGCGGCAGCACGCCGCCGCCGCCCTGCGTGACCGCGATGGAATAGGTGTTGGATCCGATCGCGTTGTAGAGCGTGTCCGCGGTAATGATCTTGAAACCGTCCGGCAGCGCGATCGCATGGGTACCCCAGACGACCGCGTTGCCGTTGATGGTGGAAACGCCCGCCTGGTCCGGCGGCATGCCCAACGGCACGAACGGCCCGTTCGCGTCCGCATTCCCGTTGAGGAACACGCCCACCTGCGGGTCGACCAGGCTGGGCGGCGGCATGTTGCCGCTGTTGATGGTCTTGAAGGACGGGTCGGTCGGCGCCGTTTCAAAATCGATCGTCGACGGCGCCTTCACAAGCGGCAGAAAGACGCCCGAAAGACCCGCTGCTACACTGACCGGCGCAGCGCCGTTAACCCGGACCTCCAGCGTGCCGGCCGCCATGTCGAACTCAAACTCCAACGCGTCCGACCCGGCGGCCGTGTAGGTCGTCTCCGTTCCGTCGGCCGTCTCGATGCCGTAAGCGCCGCCGGCGCCGGCGTCCGTCACCCGCCAGGACCAGCGGCCGGAGAACAGCGCGATATCGGTCACCTGATGCACCGTCCCGCTGACCGACAGATTCCCATCGTCGAGCGTGCCCAAGGCGTCGGGATGCAGGTCGTTGAACACCGGATGCCGGTTGCTGGGCGTGTTCTTCGATCCGTTGACCGCGTGGCTCATGCCGGTCGGCGTGAAGTGATTCAGGTTGGTGGTCGCATCGATGCCGTCTCCGATCAGATTGGTCAGGGCGTAGCTGTTCACGCCACCCGCCGCCTCGACCGCCGCGATCACATCGGCGTCGCTCTTCGGCACCCATTGTCCATTGACGGTCTCACCGAAGCTGTCCGGCATGAGGACGGATCCGTCCACATACGCCGCTTGAGCAAGACCATGCCGCGCAAAGGCAGTGCTGACCGCTTGCCCCATTTTCTGACTAGCCGCGGCGTTGTGAATGTAGAGCATGTCGGCCGGGACCGCCGGATAGGTCTCGACAGTGAACGTAGAGACGCGCTGGTTGTTAACCCAGATCTGCACACGATCCCCGAGGACGGCGTTGTCGACATCCACGATGATGTGGAGATGGAGCCAGCCAGTACCCCTGATGATGGACGTGGTTCTGAGATGGAAGTCTGTCGCGCCGACGAAATGGTGACAGATTATCTGCCCGTTGTTGACGGCGACGGCCATCAAGTTCGAGCTGTTGATGTTCGCGTTGCCGGGCAGGGTCGCGTTGTAGACGCCAGCATGGGCCTCCAGCAACAAAATCCAGGCGGAAGACGTGAACACGCGCTTGCTCGCCCCCAGCTCCACCGGAACCCTTTCGAGTTTTTCGGCAACGCCGTCGAACGAGCAGCTCTCCTGCACGCGTGTGGTGTCGTAAGCATCCACAACGCCATCGCCGATCGGGAACAGGGCGAAACTCATGCGGCGGTCCTCAAGATCGAGCCGGTGAAGACCGCCCCATCGTGGCGCAGCTGAACATAGTGGCGAGCGTTGAAGACCGCAGACATCGAGGGCGCCAGTCCGTCGGCCGTCGTCCAGGCGTCGACCGCGGGCGGCCAGCCGCCCAGCGTGAAGGACGAGGCCGCCGCCTGATGCACCCACAGTTCATAGACCCCGCCGTCGTTGGTCCCGGCGATGGTGATCGAGGTGACATTCTCGCTAAGCACGGTCCGGATCACATTGCCGTTGGTGAAGTCGAGCGCGAGAACGCCGCCGTTGCTGTTCACGTCCTGCGGGGTGAAGTGTTTTCCGCCGGTCAGCGCCTGCAGCGCATCTGCCAACAGCAGGGCGCCGGCGTTCTGAAAGTCGCGATTGCCAAAATCGATCACGTTGTCGGTGTTGCCGAACCGCTCCCGCAGATAGGCGATGATATCGTCTTGCGCCTGTTTGGCGCCGCCGTTGGTGGTGCTGGCGTTGGTAAAGGTGCCGGCATCCGGCAGGGACGTATCAGGCATGTCAGTACCCCTTCATGTTCTCGATATCGACGGTCGCCTGCGGGGCGCCGACCGCCTTCAGGAGCGGCCCCAGAACCGGATCCTTGTCGACCAGGGCGATACCCGTCGCCCCGTTCCCGTCGTCTTGCAGGGTGATGGCGCCGACGAACTTGATGACGCGGTATGTTTTGGTAATCGGCAGCCGCGTCCCGGCGGCGTCTATGACCAGATCCTGGAAGCTCTCAACCACGTCCGGGACGTCGACGGAGAGCATGAGAGATGCGATTTCCGCGCGCCGGTTGGGGCCCCGCGCCTCGATGGTGAAATCCAGCGTCTCCCGATCGACATCGATGCGCGCCGGCATCTGCTGCCAGGGTCCGGTTCCGCCCAGGTAGAGGCCGGCGCCGTCCGGCAGGTACGGTTCGTCGTCGTTACCCAGATAGACATCGCCTGTGCCCCGGCGGCGGTACCGGAAAGAGGTGCTGTCCCCGGCCGTGGCGGCCGTCAGAAATAGAGACGCCGGCGTGGCCTGCTGCGGCACGCTGTAGCTGAAGGCGTAGCCCAGATCCGCGAAACTGGTCGGCAGATACGCGGCCAGGTCGTTCGGCAGGTAGAGCGCGCCGTCGTCGGGCAGATAGGGATCACCCGGCAGGATGTCCCCGCGCAGCATGTCGCCGCCGACCAGCTGGCCGTTGCTGACCTGACCCGGAAACCCCAGGGCCGCCTCGTCGTGGGTCAGGATCAGGTTCGCCGGCGACGGTTCGCCCAGATTGACAGTCAGGATCGCCGGATTGGCACTGAGGATCCCGCTGGTGTCGATCGCGCGCACCATGATCGTGCGCACGCCGGCGCCGAGCTGCATCAGCGAGAGCGCATGGGCCTGCAGGATGGCCCCCTCGCTCGGCCAGTCCTCGCCGTCGTCCCAGTTGCGTGTCTTGCCGCTATGCACCCGAATCCTGAAACCGGCGAAGTCGATCGGCTTGTCGGGATACTCCCAGACCGCGTCGTCGCCCTGGCGGAACAGATTGACCGCGTCGGCAGGCCGTTCGGACTTGCCGATCACCGTGTGCACGATCGAAGCGGACCAGGCGGACTTCGGACCCAGCGTGCTGACCGAGCGGGCATCGATCTCGTAGGTTGCCAGATCCTCCACCGGGTGCAGGAAGGCTTCGGTCGCAGAACCCTCGACGGTCAGGATCTCATACGGTCCCAGCGTGGTCTCGGTGACCTTCCGGTACCGGACCTGGATCGACCCGCCGGTGGTAACAAACCCGTTTGCCGGCGGCGTCAGCGGCACGCGGATCCGCGTCATCAATGCGTTGCCGCCCGTCCCGATGATCTGTGCCGTGCCGCTGTCCGGCTCGCCGATCGTGGGCGGGGTGACGATCAGCGGATTGTCGAAACTGGTGTTTGGTGTCGGGTCTTGCTGTTGCAGGTCGGCCGGCCCGATGTCGAAGACGCTGGCGGCATCTTCTTTCAACGTCAGGGTCAAGGGCGCCTCACCCGGCGTGCTGCCTTCCTCGATCTTGTGAACCCGGAACCGCTTCTGGGCCATGCCGTAGGTCGGCAGATCCAGCAACACGACGTCGTAGGGTTCCAGCCCCCAAACCGAAAAGTCGCAGGGCAGCCGGCCAGTCATCTGCTGGCGCTGGTCGTTCAACAGGATCCGGACGACCCGCTGCGCGCGCATGTCATCGTTGGCAAAGTCGAGATCCAGATCCTTGATGATCTCCTCGCCATCGTCTTCCGCTACGAAGGCGGGGTCCGTCACGCGGGTGTAGTCGGTTGGCTCGAAGGACTTCAGCGGGCCGGAATAGGTGCCGGTCACCGTGTTGAAGCGGTTGATCCGCGGCACCTCCGGCGTGAAGACGATCGGACCCGGGGCCAGCATGTCCTCGGTGATGGTCAGGACCGGCGCGTCCGGACCACCGATATGCAGGCGATACTGGCCGTCGACATAGCTCATCACGCCGCCGCAGGCGCCCAGGAGTTTCTCGATATTGTCGCGGGGTTTGTCGCCCAGCTGGATCGTGCCGTTGCAGGTGAACCGGCGTTGCTTGATGCGGCGCATCGTCAGTGTGCCGGACCCGAAGCCGGTAAAATCGATTCCCTTCCTGTCATGGGCGTCGTCGTAGGACGCGCACAGCAGCAGCCCGCCGGTCACAGGCGAAACGGATACGTAGGCCTCCCCGTTGGTCAACGGCGCCGGCAGCGTGCCGGTCGAGGTGATCTCCACGACCTCGCCGGTCACCGCGTCGATCGGCTCCGCCATCGTCACCCGCGACGCGGCGACGACCTGAAGGTCGCCCGGCGCCGCCGTCGACAGGTCGATCGCGTCCCCGGCCAGCGCCTTCTGGTAGGTCGTCGCAAATCTGATCTGGTCGACCCGGTCAACGATGGCGAAATAGTCGATCCCAGTCTGCAGCGGCGCCGGCGGCGTGCCGGCCGTCGCAACGCGGACGACGTCGCCGGTCTCCAGCGTCGTGTCAGTGGCAAGCAGGACGTGGTCCTCGTAACCTTTCACGATTTGCTGCCGAACCACCCGCGTCTTGGGATCTCCCTCCCGGTTGGTGCCGAAGGTTTCCTGCACGTACTTGAAACCGGTGATCGCCACGGTGCTGGCCGCGTGTGTCTCGAAATTGAAGGTCGAGGATTTGCCGGGGATATCGATCAGGTCGTCGCTGCGATTGGCGGCGGCGATCCAGTGATCCCAGCCGATCTCCAGCGTCGGGTCCGCGTCCAGCCCGTCTTCCGACAGGACATAGTCCAGCAGCGCCAACGCCGCATTGTCGGACCAGGACCAGGTCCGCCAGTCCGTGACGTCATGCCCCGGCTCGCGCGGGTCGTACAGCGCATGGCCGCGGCAAATGGTCGACGGCTCCGGCACGCCCGACAAGAAGACGTCCGGATCGTTCTCCAGCCGGGCGGCTTGGTAGGCGACCTCGTAGCCGACATGATCGGTGGTCCAGCCGTCCAGCTCGGCGACCAGATCGGGATCCGCCTCGGTCTGGGTGCCGTCGTAGTTTGTGATCCGGACGCGGTCCCGGAACCGAGGGTCGGAGACCGGTGTCTCGAAGAAGAACGTCTCCTGAATTTCAGTGACCGGCCGGTGGCTCATGGCGCGGACCAGGTGCATGTACTTGTTGTCCGTGCCGGTCGTGTCGACCATCGGCAGGGTGCCGCCGACCTTGACGGTACCGTAAAGCAGCTGCCCTTCCGACACCGCCGAGCGGATCGTCACCTTTCGATCGCGCGCCGTTACTTTGAAAGGCGTTGCCGCGGACGGCGCCTTGTCCTTTTTCGACAGCAGGCTGCTGGCCCCGGCGAGCAGGCCGGAGAAGGCCGCCTTCACCAACAGGCCGGTGGTCAGCTGAAAGGCGGTACCGGCGATCGCCGCCTTGGCGGCCGCCCCCGCGATGGTGCCGGCGACGGCAACGGCGACCGTCGGCATCAGTCGATCCCCCAGGCCAGGCGGATGTTCGCGCGCGGGACCGGCACCGTGCCGACCGTGCCCGGTATCATGACAAAGGCGCCCGCGACGACGCCGGCAGCCGGCTGTTCCATGTCGCGGACCGGCGCGTCGACGATGACGACATCGCCGTCCCGTTCGAAGCGCGGTCGGCGCGATGGAACGCCGTGTTTCTGGGCCAGGCCGGCCAACGCGCGGGCAACAAGCGGTCCGTCGGCCGGGCCGTCGGCGGCCAGCTGCTTCAGCATGTCCCAGGCGCCTCGGCGTTCCCGGTACCGGCCGCGAAAGGCGGCGCTGAGATCCTCGCCAGACAGCGCGAAGAGGGCATCACCGGGAAACAGGCAGCAGTCGAACGACCCGTACTGAAAGGGCGTCCGCTGGGCGGTGGTCAGCAACTCGGAGAAGCGTAGTTCCCAGCCGGGCGTGCGGCGCAGCGTCATTGCTTTCCCCAAATCAACTCACGCTCGGCCGAGGCTTCGGCGAACTCGAAAAACTTGTCGCCCGGATGCCGCGCCTGGTGGCTCTTGTCGTTGAAGCGGACGGCCGCCTTGCGGTCCCAGTCCGCCAACCGGTTGGTGACAGCCAGCAGGGCCGTGGAGTATCCGCCCGGGTTGCGTTCGAGTGTGAAGTTGTTCATGCGGCCGGCGAAGCGCAGGACCGGCTGATCCACGATCCGATGATCCTCGTTCAGCCAGGCGCGCCAGATGAAAACGCGGCGGTTCTGAACCTTCTCGGTCAAGGCGACCGAAATCCAAGGATCGTCGATCCCCGTCAACCCCAGGGTCAGGTTGTAGGGCTTGGTCTCGATCCCTTCCTCGATCTCGCTGACCCCGGCCAGTTCGCCGAACCCGCGAAACTCGTTTTCGATCCCGCTGCCGGCGACGTCTTCCCAAAGGAAAGAGACGCCCCGAGCAGCGTCCGACGCGTAGAGCGTGTCGCTTTGGAAATGCAGCCGGACCAGATGCACCCAACGAGCAACCCGGCCCTGGATCAAGGCCTGCAGTTCGGGGGACAGCGCCTTCACAGAAAACTCTCCAACACGGTGATGCTGACCGTTTCAGCGATGACCCTTCTGTGCCGGAAGCGCGTCTCGCCCTGGCGGTCGTCAACCAGGCGCATCACGGTCAGCGGCTTGTCGATCGTCAGCACCGCGCCGTCGGCGGGCGCGCGGCGGATCGGCGGCCCGAACTTCACGGTGGCCGCGCCGGCACCGTCGCTGGCGGCGTCGGACGTGACGATCTTCAGCTCGTGCACATCGCCGGAGGCGAAGGAGAAGAAATCGCCGCGCTGCAGGACCGTGACATTCGGGTTCCAGCCGGCTGTCGTCAGCTGGCGGCCGGTCTGCGCGGCGCCGGCGACGGTCGGCGCTCCCTGGATGCCGCCGCGCGGCCGCGGTGCGTGCCGGGGCGAATAGAGGAAGCGACCGGCGGCGCCTTCCAGCTCGGCCAGGAAGGCGGTCCAGGCCCGCCACTCCACCTCTTTCAGATCCTGAGTCGTCAGGGTGCCGGTCCAACGCGGATTGACGCCGGCCCGCACCCGCTCCGCCTGGTTCAGCGGACTGGGGAAATGGTCGGTCTGGTTGAGCAGGTGGAAGCTGACCTGGGACAGGCCGATCTCCGCGCCGTTGACCGTGGGAAAGGGAAGCGGTGCCATCAGATCCCCCGCGTCATGTCTTTACTGTAGTCACCGCCCTCAAGGACGAGGCCACGGATGGCCGCGATCGACTTGGAAACCGCCTCGTTCTCGATGCGCTCGGCCTCGGCCCGCAGCTGGGCGACGGTCGAGGCGTCGGCATTCCGGAAGTCGTAGTAATTCGAGTTCCGGATCGCGCCGTCGGAGATGACGGTGCCGCGCCGCTGGTTCATCACCGCCCGGATCAAGTGGTCGGCATTGTCCATCTGCTGGGGCGTGAAGACGCCCTCTTTCCGGTGCAGGATGGCCGGTCCCGCATCTGGGTCGAAGATGCCGCCGCCGCCGAAACTGGGCGCGCCGGCCAGCATGGAGAGCGGCAGCCGCTGGGTCGGCCGCGCTGTCTCGCCGAAGATACCGCCGCCATCGAAAGACGGGAATTCGCCGAAGCCGCCCAACTCGGGCAGCAAGTCGCGGACGTCGACCGGGCTGCCGATCCCACCGTCGCCGCCCGCGCCGCCGAATGCTCCGCCCAGCGCCTGGGCCAGCGGGCCGGTCACGTTCTGACGGATGAAGAGCCGCGCCAGATCCTGCAGGATCGAGTCGACCAGATCCTTGAAGTTCAGCTTCCCGGTCGTGACGAAGTCGACCAGCGCGTCTTCCATTGTCTGCAGGCCGGAGGTGATCGCGTTCTCGACATTGGCGGCCGCGTCGGTCGCCTCGTCGGCGTAATCGCGCAGCGCGCGCCGGGCGCCGTCGGACCATTCCCGGGACGATCGCAGATGTTCTTCCTGCGCATCCTTCAGGCGCTCCTGAAAGATCCGCTCCACATCGGCCGCGAACTCCTCGTAGCCGGCCGCCGTCTCGTCCAGGTTCTCAAGTGCTTCTTCGCGCCATCTTTCGGCCGCCAAAACCGCCGCTTCGTAAGGCGGCAGGATGCCGAGCAGCTGACGCTCGATGTCGGCGACGGCCGCGTCGTGCCGGCGGGCGGTAAGTTGGGCCTCGCGCTGCAGCTGTTTCTCCGCTTCCTGCAGCTCCTTCAGCCGGGCGCTGGCGCGGACATAGCCTTCGGCCTGCAGGGCGATCTCGGTCCGCAGATCCTCGGTGATGGGAATACCGGCGGCCTGCGCGGCCGTCAGCAGCTGTGTTTCGACGCGCAGCTTCTCCAGCGCGTCCGCGCCTTCCGAAAAGGCATCGGCCTGGGCGGTCAACAGGCGGGTCCGGTCCTCCAGCGAATTCACCGCGCGGGCGAAGGGATCGGTCCGCCGGTCGCTCTCCCGGTCCTGGCTGTTCAGGCGCTCCAGGCTGGCGTCCAGATCGGCGCGGGCGGCCGCGCGCAGCTGATCCTCCAACGCGGCCGCGCCGTCGACCCCACGTTCAACCGCCAGATTGATCAGCCCCAGCTGCTCCTCGTAGCGGCGCCAGGCGGCCGTCGCGGGATCCAGCTCACCGGTCAGATCCTGAAAGGCGTTCGTGGTCTCTTCCAGCTGCAGCGTGGTGATGGTGTCGCGCAGCTGGGCGATCTGGCCGTCCAGTTCCACGATCTCCGGCGTCTGTTGGGCGGCCTGTTCCAAGACACGGCGCCGGCGCGCCGCAAATTCAGCGCCGAAGTCGTCGTCCTGGTCCGTCCGGACGGTAAAGGGGTCGCTCTGTTCGATAAACCGTTCGCGTTGCGCCTCCAGCTCAGACAGGTCTTGCTTCAAACGATCGATGTCGGCGGCGCCGATCGCCAGGATCTGACCGGAGATATCGAGCCGCGCCTGGTTGGCGCTGCGGATCCGCTTCTCCAGATCCTCGATCACATCGCCGAAGCTTTCGACCTGGTCCGCGGCCTCGTCCGCCGACTCGCCGGCAGCCATGAACCCGATGGCCAGCGCGCCCAACACGGCGCCGGCCGCGCCGAGGATCGACCCCCACGGCCCGAAGAATTGCAGCAGCTGCGTCCCCTGCTGGGTGAAGGCGAGGATCGCACTCTGCCCGGCGCCGACTTGGACGGCAAAGTCGGCGACCTGGAAACCCGCCTGCTGCAGCCCAAGCTGCATCTGCCGACTGACCCGCACGTTCTGAACCGCCGCGCGCGCCAGGCCGCTGGAGGAAACGGATGCCCTGTCCTGGGCCTGTTTCAGCAGGGTGGCGCGCCGCGCCGCCAGGTCGGACATGCTGGCGAGACGCTCGATCGAGGCGCGCAGCTCGTTGAAACTAACATTCGCCCGCTGTGCCGACGCGCCTGACGCAGCGGTTTGCGCGCCCAGCTGCTGGACCGCGTTTTCAGAAACCTGCACCGCCCCAACCAGGCCGGTGCTGTCGGCCGTGATGCGGACGCCGAATTCCATGTCACTCACGGCGCAGCTCCTTCCGCACGGTGGCTTCCATGATCTGCAGCTTGTCGAACAGCGCCGGCGACATCGGGATCTCCATCATGGCCGCGGTCGGCGGTATCGCCGCGTAGTCCAAGCCGGCACCGCCCAGGCCGCTGCCGCGCCATTGGGTGCCGAGCGCCAGAAACAAACGAACGGCCGGGACGTTCTCCGGCCACAGCGTGATCTCTTCCTCGGTCTCTTCCGGCCGGTCCCGCCATTGTTCAATCGTCTCTTCGTCAGCACCCAGCGCGGCCAAGTCCTCGGCGACCTGGTCGTCTCCGCCGCGCGGCCGCCGGGCTATCCACGCCCGCGCCGCGTCCTGGAGTTTTTTTCCGGTCCCTTCCCGATGACGACGGCTTCCAGGTAGGCTTCATGGACGGCGCGCTTCACGTAGGGGATGTTGAGCAGCAGGGCCTTGTTCGCCTCCGTCACCGGAAGCGGCTTCCCATCGGCGCCGGCGACATCCTCGCCCCAGCCGATGAAGAACTCTTCGGCCGCGCCGTCGGTGACCAGCTGGTCCGCGCGGCTCTGCTCGATGATCTTGAAGCGGCCGGTGAAGGTCTCGCTCTCGAAGTTTCCGCCGTCGACCGGCTTGCGGACCGTGACCGGCCAGGTGAATTCGTGCAGCTCAGGGATCTGAAACATGCGGCGTCTCCTAACGGACAGTGATGGTGAGTTCGTCGTCGCCGGCGGTCGGAACCAGGCCCAGCGGCAGGGTCATGGTGGCCTGGCGGTCGGCGTCGCCAACGGTCGGCCGGCCGACCTGTACCTGCGGCGCATCGATCTGGATGACGTTACCGGCCACCGTTCCGTGGACCAGCTGCATCACCCCCAGCGTTTCATCCTTCGCGGCCGTGTAGAAGTCCTTCACATCGACCCGAGGATCGTCGATCGTCACGGTGCCGTTCATGCCGCGGTCGGTGATGATGACCGACTCCTCGTTCACGAAATCCCGATGCACGACGGTGTTGCTCTGATCGATGGCCAAGTTGTGCAACACGCCCGCATGGCCGTGCAGGGTGAATGTCGGTGTGTTGGCGTTGGTGATCGCCAGCGGTTTCCGAAAGGCGGTGAAGTCGCTGGTCGGATAGGCGACCGCGGTCGGCACCTGGAACAGGCCGGTGAACCGGCAGCGGATGGTCGGGATGCCGCGGCCCGGGATCTGTAGCGACAACGATCCGCGGCACCCGAGCATCACATGCCGCTGACCATCGATGTTGAAATAGATCGAAACGGATTCCTCGTTATCGGAGACCGGCGCGTAGACCGTGTCGGTCGCCACCGTGACCGTCTCGGAGAAGCCGCAGGCCCGCAGCGCCGGCCCCCAGGCGGGCGCGGTGCCGGCGGCGCCCGATCCCGCCAGTTCGATCGACCCTTCCAGCACAACATGGGTACCAACCAGGATCTGCGCCTGCTGGCCGATCGACCGGCCGACCAGATTACGCTCGATGCTGTCGCCCGGCATCGGCGTGATGTTAACGTTCGACAGCAGCAGGGCGTTTGCCGCGGCCGTCGGAACGGAGTCGGTCCCGTAGACAGGCTCGATCTTCATGGCGACCGCGCGTTTGTTGAACTTCATTTGGCTTTCCCTTCGTCCTTCGGTTCCGCCTCAGCCTTTGCCGCCTCCTTGCGGGGTTTCGGCTTGGTGCGTTCGACCAGCTTGCGCGGGCCGCCCTTCTTGTCGCGGATGTACTTGCCGCCTTCGGCCATGATTTCCTCCTAAGTCGAGCGGATCTGTTTCTCTGTGCGGTACTGGTCGAGCCACATAACAACGCCGTCCTTCCAGTCCTGCAGACGGCCGCGGTCAAATTCGAACGGCTCATGGTTGGGGCTGGGTTGCCAGCCGAGCAGAGCTGTCTGGACATCGGCGCGGACCGTGTTGACCAGGTCCAGCTGCCGACCGCCGTACTTGTCGTTGCGCGAGCGGATCATCATCACCACCCCGATCGTCTCCGCGACCAGCTGGCGGACGACTTGCGTCCCGGTGCCCGAGCGTTGCGCGGTGTCGATCATCGGCACGACGAAGGCAGCGGGCCTCTGCGGCGTGTCCGTGATGGCGGACAGTTCGATCGCGCCCTCAATTGTGTAGAAGTAATCGACCTCTTGCTGCAGACGGGCGATGGTCGGGAGGATCATTCCAAGCCCTCCAGATGCCGGCGCAGGGCGTCGGTGATGTCTTCCTGATCCGCGGCGCTGACGCCGAGGTAGGGACGGGCGGGCAGAGTGACCGATTGCTTGCGCCGGAATTCCGGCTTGTTGGCGCCGGCGCCGGCGGGCAGGCGGAAGATCAGCCCGCGCGCCGTCTTGGCCTGAATGGTGCCTCCCTGCTGGTGGATCCGTGCGTAGCGCACGTTGCTGCCAACCGTGACCGCGTCTGGTTCGGCGCGGAAGGTGATGGAGTCGCGCAGATGCCCGCGGTCGGTCAGCGTCTTGCCGCCGGTGGCGATAGCGCGGATGGAAGCCTGCCAGGGCGTGCCGTCGGGCGCTTCCTCGTCCTCGAACCGGAACAGGGTGTTGGCGACCATGGCGACGCCGATCTCGGTCATCGCCGGCGTCAGGTCGGCGGCGGCCGCGCGCAGATCCCGCAGGCCGTCGCGCACGGCCGCGTCATCGATGTCGATCCGGAACGTCACGCCCGCCATGTCAGAAGCCCTGCAGGGAGTCGGCGTCGAAGATCCGCCCGGGCCCGTCCAGGACGGCGCCGGTGGAATCGCCTTCGGGATCCGCGCCGGTCGGCAGTGGCAGGTCGACCTTGCCCGACGCAACCTGGCCCAGGAACTTCATCGCGTCGTTGTAGTCGTCGCGGATCTGTTCGGTCGGTGCGTCGGTGTAGAGGTAGTAGCGGACGATGGCGGCCGCGATCCGCGTCAGGACCAGCGGCGTCTCGGACACCGGCAGGACGTAGCGGCGGGCCAGATAGCTGTCGATCAGATTGTCGGCGTCGGCGATCTTCGCATCCAGGACGGCCGTGTCGATCGCGCCGATCGGCGGCTTGGCCCGGTCGGTCAGGTCGATCAGTTCTTCCTCGCCATAGCGGTCAACCAGATCCTGTTGCGTCGTGTAGGGCACTCCTCGCTCCTAACGTAGCGCCCCCCGCCTTTGCGGCCTGGTCGCGCGGGCGGGGGGACTTTTTTTGTGGGCTCCGGACAGTCGGACCAGGCCCTTCCATCCTTCCTTCCGGCAACCGAAGCCGCCGGGCTTTCGCCCGCTCTCTGCGGTGCATCTCTATCCGCCGCGCCGGTCAGGCTCATGGATGCGGCGCGGCGGATTGGTTGCGGGAGGAGGATTCGAACCCCCGACCTGCTGGTTATGAGCCAGCCGGGCTGACCGCTGCCCTATCCCGCTTCAGTCTCTTGTGCCTTCTGCCAGGCTTCGTACTCCTGCAGCGCCTGCCAGACGGCGTCGCGCTTGGCCGCGGTGACTTGTTCCTCGACCTTGTTGTCATCCAGCCATTTCTGAATGGCCGACAGCTCCGGCAGTCCGCCCTTCGTGAAATGTCCCTCGGTCTTCGGATCCAGTGAGCGGATCGCCTTGCCGATCGGCGTGTCGAACATGTCCTCCCACGGGCCGGGGGAGCCGCCTGGGGCGGCCGGGTCGGCCGGCGGGGTGGTTTGCGGTTCCGTGGCGGGATCGGTGCTCGTCACCGATAACTCCGGACCGTCGTCGGCCAGGAGCGGGTTCTGCTCGATCGCCTCTTCATAGGCGGCTGGGTCGGTGATCAGCTGCAGATACCTGTCGTCGCGGATAGCCTTCAGCTGATCTTCGTCCAGCGTGTCGCGCAGCACCGGCACCGGTACTTCGGTGAAACTGATCCCGCTGCGCCGGCGCGAGGGGATCCCCACCGCGCGAACCAAGAGAAACTTGTACATGTACGTGTCCTCCTTAGATCGTCAGCCAGGGCGTCACGAACAGTTCCGCCGTGTTGCGATAGACGTTGGTGGCGCCGGCGGCATTGCGTTCTGCGTTCAGCAGCTCCAGGCCGACCTCTTCCAGGCTGGGGGGCACAACGAGCAGCCGCGGCCGGATCCCAAGCGGGCGGCCGTTATCGCCCTTCATGGCCATCAACGATTCCCGGGCGTTCTTGTAGGCGGCTTTGTCCAACGTCTGCTGCGACCCCCAGGCAAACTGCCAGAAGCCGTATCCCACGTTGGACCGCCCATCGACGCCGTACTTGAACTCGGCTTTGTCGAAGACGTTGTCATCGTCGGGATTGTCCTTCGCGACGAACTCGAAGCTTTTGCGTTGCTGATAGAGAATAGGCTTCAACGCCCGGGTATCGTCGAGCAGGAACCAGGGGGTGCCGACGCCGCCGTCGGTATTGGCGACCGACGTCTCCTTTCCGTTCTTGTCCAAGACCGGGTGGTCCGTATCGAAGAAGAACTGCCCGTCGTAGCAAAGGCTGTTGAAGCCGTTGTTCAGCATCGGGAACACCAGCTGATCCGGATGGGCCGCCGAAGACTCGCCCATCTCGGTAAACAGCGGCGCATAGATGCCGTAGTTGTCGTCCTCGATGTCGTCGCGGTCGACGCCGATCGTCAGTTCGAACTTCTTGTTTTTAATGGTGTAGTCGTGCGCGCCGACGCCATGGACGACCCGCTCGCCGATCCATTCGCGGACGTTCGGCAGTTTGCCGAGCCAGCCGTATTCGTTCTGACCGGTCGTCGACGGCACCATGGTCGCAACCCGGGAATACTGCGACTCGTATTGCCCCAGACCGCGTTGGAAGGCGGCGCTGTAGGTTGTGCGGAGCGTCCGCAGGTTGGTCGAATTCAAAAGCATCGGATGCCCCTCCTAACTGATTTCGACCCAGACGCCCTGGGCGTCCACGTCGTAGACTTTGCCCGCAACGGACCGGGTGTTGGCGCCGTTGGTCTTGGCGACCGTCTGGTCGTCAACGATGAAACAGTCCGCGCCGATGTCGGTGAGGACCACCTCGTCGGCGGCGGCGGAATTTGCGAAGTGAAAGACCCCGCGCCGGACATTGACCATCTCCGCGCCAGCGACACCGGCCGCGTTGTTGACGTGCTGGTCGGCGCGGCCCAGCGCGATCAGGTTCAGCGCGGTCGATCCGGGCGCGGCGTTGCCGGCGTTCAGAACGACCAGCGCGCCGGCGAAAATGGTGGCCCCGGCCGCGACCGGAAAACGGCGAATGTCGCCCTGGCGGTAGGGCGTATTGCGGTCCTTGGTAAGCGCGACCATTAGAAGATCCCCTTTTCGATTTCAGCCTTGCGGGCTTTCTTGAAGTCTTCCACGGAGATCCCGGTTGCCCGACAGGTTGCCAGTTCCAGTTCCGTCAGACTGCCGTCCGCCGGCGGCGGGTCCGTTGCCGCCGTCGTGCCCGGCTGCACGATGACCGGCTGGGCCTTCACGAAGGCGGCGAACCCGTCCGGATCGTTGGTCGCCATGGTCAGGAAGTGCTCCCTGGTGGCCGGCGCGATCTTGCCGTCCTTCATGGCGGCCGCGACGGCCGCCTCGGCCTTTTCCTTGGCCGCGTTCGCCTTCAGGGCATTTACCTCGGTCTGCAGTCCCTGAATGGCAGCCGCGGCCGTGGCGTCGGCCGGTGCCTGACACACGGCCGTGACGGCGGCGCCGATCTCGTCGGGCTCGAACCCGTCCTCAACCGACAACGCGCTCGCGACGATCGCCGCGCGAACCGCCGAACGGTCGCTGGCCATCGCGGTAACGGCGGTCAGCATCGACTCGGTCGTGGGGTTCTCCACGCCGAGAGCCTTGGCCAAGGCGGCCAGGAATTGTTCAAGGTCCACAGGATCCTCCTCTGATTGGGAGCGGGCCAGCGCCGGCAGCTCCTGGATGGCGGGATTGTTCGTAAGGGCCGCACGCATGATCCGGGCGACATGGGTCTTCTTGTCGTCCAACGTGAAGGTCGGCGAGACGAAGCGGTATTCCTTGGCGGTGATTGTTGCGCCGCCTTTCTCCGTCCACTCGACCCGCCCCCAGATGCCGGTGTCCCGCGCCTGCAGTTCGACGATCCAACCGGCTGCGATGCCGGGTTGGCCGGACTTCGCCCCAAGGTCGATGGCGTGGTCGTAGTCGATAGGCAGCGGACGCTGATCGGCCTGGCTCGCCTCAATGATGGCCTGCGGGTCATCGATGACCCACGGCCCACGACCATCCTTCGCGCCGACGCGGCCCAGCGGAAACAGCTGGATCCATTCCGGCGGCGTGTCCCCGGAAGAGAGCGCGATCTGCATTGCGGCGTGCGCCAGGTAAGGCATTCGGTCCTCAATCAAACGAACCGCCGATGCGGCGGTGATCGGGACCAACCTATGAGGTTCGGGGGGATGGTTTCAGGGCGCAACAGTTGCGCCCGGTGCGGATGACGCGGTGGGCCATCGGCCATCGAGTCCTACACGACGTTAAGCGAACGGCGCAACAGGCTTGCGGAAAAGCGGATTAGATCGCCTGGAATCGCCTCTAAGACGCCCAAAGACGCGTGGGACCGGTTTTTTTGGGGGGACAGGGCCTTGAGGCCGCCAGCGGCGCTGTCCGCGCACGGACTCGACGATCTGGAAAACGCGGCCCGCATCGATTATATTCCGCTTGCTGGGTTGACCCGACGCCGGGATCGCGAAACCCGGCCACAAGGCGGCAGGGCGTTCCTGGCCGCCTTTACTTTTGGCCTTCCGGTACCGGGATCAGGATTTCCGTTTGTACAGCAGCGCGCCTTCGCGCTGGGACAGCAGATAGCTCTCCCGGTCGGGCGGGAAACTGGTGACGCCGACCCAGCCGTCATCGGTCCAGGTGAACGAGGTGTAGGCCCCGCCGCGGCCCGGAAGATCCCAGGCCTTGAGGTAGCGCCGCGAGAGAGCGTAGCGCCCGGTGTTCGGATCCCGGCGCCAGTGCAGCCAGATCTCATCCGGCTCTTTCAGCGCATCGGCCATCAGCAGCGTGTAGCGTTCGCGGCCGCCCTTGCGGACCTTGTAGACCGTCTCGCCCGCCTCGGCCGAGCGCCGGCGGTCGATGAACAAATCCTCGCCGACCGCGACCAGGTGGCCCGCGCGATCGCGCACCGCCCGCGGCCGACCGATGCCGGCGCGGAACTCGCCCAGGAAGGCGTTCACATACTCCTCGTCCGACAGACCGTCGGGCAGCAGCTGATCCGGATCGACCGGCGTCGGCGTGATCGTCAGGTCCAGGTCGCGCGGCAAGGGCGGGTTGATGCCTTGCGCCTGCGGCAGCGGGCTCTGAAGCGGCGGAGGTACGGCGCCATGCAGCCAGGCATGTCCGACATTGTAGCCGAAGCCGGTATCGATCCCTTTGGGCGTCGGCCAGTTCTCAAACCCTTCCGGCGTTCGGACCTGGCGCGCTTCGGTCTGAACCGCCGGCGCCGGGTCGGTGACCTTTAGCTTCCGGCGTTTCAGATCGCGTTCCGACAGCGACTGGATGGTGCAGCGGCAGTTCCAACCGTTCGGCGGCAGGTGCGTTTTCCAGAACGGATGGTCGACCGGCAGAACGACGTCGTGCCAATCCCGGTGCAGCGGCCGGGTCCGCGAATCCAACACCGCGAAGTATCGGATGTAGGGGCGCGCGGCCTTCACCTGTTGGATCTGCGCCCAGCGTCCGGCCGCGCGGGCCATGCGCATGTTCGTGTTGTAGATCACGCCCGATCGCCAGCCGCGGCGGCCGCGATAGCTCCAGCCGTGCGCGGCGACGATCCGATCGAAGTCCTTGCGGAATTCCTGCAGCGTCTTGCCTTCTTCCAGCGCCTCGATCAGGGCGTTCTGAAAATCGGCCAGCAGCTGGTCCTTGATCGCGCCGGCGACGACAAAGGATCGGGCGTGCGCCGACTCCCGCAATTCGGTCCAGGCCCGCGACGGCAGCCGCACCTTCTGCCGCAGGAACCGGATCGCCTCGCGGAACGGCAGCCCCAGTTCTTCATCCGACATGGGTCAGCCGTCCAGGATGTCCGACCGGCCGGACATTTCGGCGACCGTCATGGCCAGCTGAAGCTGTTCCTGCAGCCCGTCCTCGGAAAGGTCCGGACTGTCCTTCAGCAAGCGCTGGGCGATCTCCTCGAAACTCTCGGCCTTGTCAACGATGGCGCGAACGCCGTCGATCATCCGTCCCATCGCGGCGGCTGCGCTCTGATCCAGCCGATCGGCAAGGACGTCGTCCGCATCCTTCGCCATCACGCGGCGGGCGGCGGCCGTTTGCGGCGGCGCCGGCGGATCCGCATCGTCTTCTTCCTCTTCCACCCCATGATCCGGATCGTCATCGGGGGGCTCGGGCGGATCCTCGTCTTCATCCTGGCCGCCGGCCGCCGGCGGCGCGCCCAGGATCTTGTCGCCCTTCTTCGGTTCCTCCAGGCCCAGCTTGCCGCGCACCTCCGCCACGGACACCTCCAACCCGATCGGCACCAGCTTGGCCAGCGCGTCGCTCATTTTGGTGATGTCGGTTTCTTCCGCCCGGCCGATATGGACCGTCGGATAGGCCTCCTGCGGGCCGTGGTTCAGATCGATCAGCGGCCGGACGATGTCGCGGGCCAGCACCGCTTCCAGCTGGTTGGCGTCGGCGCGTTCGATGTCGCCGCGCACATCGTTGTGCTCCTGACCGACCGCATGGCCGCCGGCGATCGCGTCGGTCGTCGCAGTTTGTCCCAGCACCATCTTGGAGATCTGGTGGTCGAGATACTGCGCCAGCTTGTGATAGACATCGGCGCCGCCGGTGCTGCCGCCCTTCTGCGCCTCGATGAACTCGATCAGCATGTTCTGGGGCAGGATCGCCGCAGCGTCGCGGCCAATGCTGGCGACCGCGTTCAAGAGCACATTGAGATCCTTCGAAGACGCGCCCGGCTCGTACTTACCCACCCGCAAGGGCTGGCCGAAGATCTCGGCGAACTCGACCCAAGCCTTCACGTTGAAGTTTTTGAAGAGGTAGGCCCAGGACGCGCCGCGGGCCAGGCCGCCGCGGATCGCCAGGCCGCTCTTCGCCTTACCCTTGTGAACGATGAATTTGAAGGGCGCCAGGTCCATCCCCTGGCCGCTGTCGTCCCGCAGCCGCGGCGTGTCCCGATCGGGCGTGTCGAAAATGAACCAGCGCGGATCGCGCCACCTCAGCTCAACCGGCCGCCAATCCCTTTCGGACATGTCCCACAGGATCTCGGTGACGGAGAAACCCTTGCCGATCGCATCCAGGATATCGAACAGCTCATCCTGCAACGTTCCGCGGTCGATGAATTCCTGCACGAGTTCCGCGTTGCGCTGATCGTCCGCGCTGTCGCTCGCCGGTTCCACCGTGATCTCCAGCTGGGAGACCTGGCGCTTGCGGGTGCCCAGCACCGACATGTAGTGCCATTCCTTCTCCTCCATGTCCTCGGCCAAGGCCAGGTACTCGGACGGATAGGTGTCTTCCGCATGCCGAAGGATCGCCGCCAGGCGGGCCGGGGTGAGGCCGACCGACGGATGCTCGCTGATGGTCTGTCGAACGCCCGTCAGGCTGGGCGCGGCAATCTCGCGCCTCAGATCTTTGGAACTCACCGGATTGCCGAATTGGTCGAGCAGCTGCGCCATGTCACCAGGCCCCTTTCACCCACTTGTCGTCATCGGGGATGTCGTCGTCCGGCGGCGCGTGCATGAAGTCTCCCCGGCGGCCACCGCCGCCCAGGCTGTCCCGCGGCACGCCCTGATAGCCGTCGTAGGCGACGATCTCGCCAAAGGTCGCCGCGTGGAAATTCAGGAGCGCGACGGCGGCGTCCCCATGCCGCTTGCCGCCGCCCGAGGCGTCTGTGCCGTCGGTGCGGATATTTCTCGGAACCTTCCCAACACCGTCTTTTGTTTCCATCAGCGCGATGTCGTTGCGAACGTCACGGTCCTGGGGAATGCGGATTGTGCCGCTCTCAAATGCGTCGCGGAAGCGTGGCGAGTGATCCCGGTACCAACTGTCGTTTGCGACAAGCTCTTCAATCCGGGCGGCGCCGAACTTCTGACGGGCTTTCTGCGCGAGGACCATCCCATTCCCGTTGGCATCCAGGATGCCCTTCTGTAGCGGACGCAGGTAACCTTCCAGATAAAACAAGACCTGTTCCTGTTGATCGTAGGGACATGCGAATAGCTCGATGATGATCGGGACATGCCGAACCAGGTCATCGGCGGTGTAGCCCAATGCGATCGCGGTGCGGTCGTTGCGCATCGCAAAATCCTCACCGAAGGCGCGGGCACGGTGCGCGACAGTCTCGGCGAATTCCCGAAGCAATGGCTGCAGCTCTTGGTCGAGCCAGCGTTTCATGATTTCCCGGCGTTTGGATTGGGGCCAGTCGACGAAGGTCTCTTCAGGCGGCGACCAACGCGCAACCGTGTAATCCTTCGTCATGCAGTTTTCGATCAAGGTGAGGGAGATGTATCGGCCTTCGCCTTCGCGTGGGATAACGTCCAGCTCCTCGCGCATCGCGGCTTTGCGGGTGCCGTAGGAACCACGGATCTTGCGGTACCAACTCTTCTTACCTTCAACGGAAGGCGTGTCGCCCTTGACCAGGCAAACGCGCTCGTAGAGCCCATTCTCGACGGCATCGTCAAACGAGTAGGTGTGCAGCGAATAGTCCGTCTCGCCGGCAACGATTTCCTTAATGAGGTCGTTGAAGGGATTCAGGTCGCCTTTGTGCGTAGAGATGATCCGGATCTTCCCGCCCCAAATCAGCAGCGCGTTGCAGGCGTCGATAACGCCCCGGACATCGACATGGAAGGCGGCCTCGTCAATCACCACGACGCCCTGCAGGCCGCGGATGACGGCCGGGCGGCTCGCCAACGCCGCACACCGATACCCGGACGCAAACTTCACGACATAGGCCGTGTACTTCTCGACGATGCGCTTTCCGTCTTGTTCGTACTCTACCTCTTCCTCGGCCTCCCAGATCTCAGGCCGGTGCCCCTCGATAAACTTGGCGAAATGGGCGATGTAGCCGATCCACTCCAGCCCCTTTTCTTTCGTATCGCCGATATAGAAGACGTTGTCGCCGCCGGCCTCTCGGCTCGCCGCGGCAATCAGCGTGTCGTCATGGGCTTCAGCCCAGGTGATCCCGGTACGACGTCCCTTGCGGCACGCCTTCAGGTCCGCCGTATCGCCGATCCAGCAAGCCTGGTGGGTCATCAAAATCCCGGAGGAAAGCGGGTTTAGATCCTCCGGGATGGTCAGGACGCTCGCAGGCAATTCGTCCCGGTCGATTTGGCGGATCAGTTTACCCATCGGGGTCTTCTTTCCTCACGCCCAGGAAGTCCTCACGCCAAAATCTGATTTCTTCAGCCGAGAGACCCTTCTGAGCCAATGCCCTACCGCCTTCCGCCGCGGCGGCCTCGCGAGCTTCCTGCGTGACGCGTTCGCGGATCTTGTTCTCGAAATCCTGGTCCAGCCGCAACGCGCGGCTCAGCTGCGCGACCGAGCGGGACAGGTTGGCGATCGTTTTTGTGTCGATCGTCGGTTCTGTATCCGGATCGTCCGGATCCGGCTGTAGGGCCATGAGGATGTCGAAGATCTGACCGCGCAGCATCTCCACCAGCATGCGGCCGTGCTTGGCTTGGGAAACCGCTTCGCCAATCTCCGGGGTCAGCGCCTCGACGATCTCTCGCGACTGACGCAGACGGGCGGCGACCCGGTCTATCTTCCTCTTGTGGCGGCCGACGGCGGAGCGCGACCGGGGATGGCCCTGCTCGTCCAGCCACGCGGTCAGGACATCGATGGTCAACGCACCTTCGCCGATCAGGAAGTCGAGCCGCTTCTTGATCGAGTCAGGCAGTGTATCCATGGATGACTTGCGGCCCATCAGTCGAGCAGCGGCTTCGCCACGCCCTGGACCGTTTGGCGTCCTTCGGAGACTTCCTTGCCGCGCTGGGTCAGCGTGACGTAGATCTCCGCGTCCTCGATCTTCAGCGTCACCAGCATCCGCTTTTCAAGCCAGCGGACATCGTCCCGAACCGTGGTGATGGCGACGTTCTTGTGGAGGGTGTTGGTGTGCGGGATGGCGCGGTAGAGCATCGCGACCGACGTCATGTGGTCCTGGTCATCAGCCAACAGATCCAGAATGGTCCGGCGCCGGTCTTCCGCCTCGATCGTCTTCAGGTCAGTCATGTTTGTGCAGTACCTTCTGGAGGGTGCCGACCGCCTTATCGATCGACGTTACTGTTGCTCCGATCGCGGCCAGCTCCTCTTTGGTATCGGTGGCAATGGTCTTAACCGCGGAGATCCGCGTATGGACCTTGTCCATGTACTCTGTGTCCGGCAGGGCATTCACCCTTTCCTCAACGCGGACAATGCTCTCCCGGTTCTCCCGGAGGTCTTGGTCGATCTTGTCGATCTCGGCAGTCAGCTCCGCCTTGACGGTATCAATTTTGTCCTCTGTCTCTCTCTTCGAGACGCCCGACCGCGCGATGAACCAGGCCGCTATCGATAGGATCAGCGCGAAGAAGGCGAAGATCAGGTCGAAGATCTCGGCGATGGCTTTCATAAACTCGACCCCCGTCATCGTGCCCGCCCTTCATTCTCTGCCGCGCAGTCGATGCACAACGTCGCGCCCGGCATTGCAGCGAGGCGCTGGGGTGGAATCTCACAGCCACACCCGGCGCAGGATTTCTGTGCCGAAGGCGGGCGGCCGTTCTCTTGAACCGCCGCCCGTTTCTTCACCCCCGCCAAAGCCCGCGCGCGGTCTTGTTCCTCCTGCCGCGTCGCCTCATCCGTCGCATCCATGCAAGCTAGGCGTCGTCGCTGTGCAGGTTGCTGCGCAGGATCTCGATTCGCTGGTTGAGGATCTCCCATTCCTCAGCAGTCGGGTCTCGCTTCTCCAGCACCATCCGTTCGACGGCGCTCTTTGTCTCGCTCAGCAGCTCGACAACCTCGGTGCCCCGCTGTGCTGCAATCAATGCCCAGCTGAGCGCTTTAAAGGCAAAATCCAAAATTGGCGGCATGGTCAGTCTCCTGTCACTTTGTCACTGAGCACGGCTCGAAACTCGGAGAGGGCCAGGTTCGCGGCGGCCAATGCGCCAACGATGCCGGCCTTGTCCCCTGGATGATCCCGGACAAAGTTCTGCGCTGCGCTCACGGCCGCATAGGCCAGCTTGTCCGCCTTACGGATCCGCTCGACCGTGTCCGGATCCGAACAGGGTGTCTCGACGCCGGCGGTGCAACGCGGAAGGGCTTCATACCCTTCCGCGACGGTCAGCGCGGCGGCGTACTCAGAACTCAGCGCGAAGGCCTTCTGTGCCGGCGTTTCCGCTTCAACAACGGTGCAGGCTGACAACAGACACAAGGCGAGAGTGGAAGCGATCAGCGCCCTCATTTTGCCGCACCTTTCTGAATGCCCGCGCGGAGCGTCATGATGCCGAGACCGCCCAGGATCTCGGGCAGCTGTTCCAGCAGCTGCGGCAGGGTCGTGTCGCCCAGCGCCCAGCTAGCCACCGCCTGGGCCGCCATTAGCGCGCCCAGCACATAGGTCCGCCTCCCGCTCAAAAACCCTCCGGAGAGGAGGTAAGTTAGCTTGTCCATGATTTCCTCGTCAGTAGGTCCAGACGGTCGGCCGGTATGCCCAAGGGTGACCGCCGTCCACGTGGATGAATGATTTGGCAATCCCGATCCCGACCAGGCCGAGTCGTCTGGCCCGGGCGATGATCTCGTACTGAAGCGGACCGCCCGCCAAGATGTCCGCAGCGAGACCGGCGGCATGCGATCCCGGGCGCGACTTTCCGCGTTCCTTGGGATGCAACGGACACCGGAAGGCACTGAGCATGTGAAACGGAAGCCCGATCTCACTCCGCAAGACCTGCAGCTTCAGCATGAAGTGTCCGTCCATATCGGACAGGCCGGCGCACTGGCCGCAGGTGCAAGCCATCTCGGCTTGCGAAAAGTTCGGCGTGCTGTTCGGGTTCCAAATCGTCACGACAGGTCGTCCGCCAAAGAAGACGGGGGCAAAGCCCCCAAGTGTTTACTGTCAAATCAGTGGGGACAGGATGATCGATCCTGACGCGCGGATTCAGGGCGCAACAGTTGCGCCCGGTTCGGTTGCTGTCGGTGATGGGATGGTGTCAGCCGGCGGCGTCGAACAGATCGGGCTGCGGGCCTGAAACCCTGGCGCCCTCGGCCGCGTCCCAGTTTTGAACCGTGCGGCGCGAGACGCCGATCTTGTTCGCGCGCGCTTCCTGGGACGCTCCGCGCTCCCGCAGCCAGCGGTTCAAGATCCGCTTGGCCACCGGAATCTCGATACGCTCGTTGGCCAATTCCTCGACGATTTTGCGCGCATCGTCAATGCCGACGATCTTGGCCAGTTCGGACCCTTCCGCCTTCTTCGGGATCCAGAATCGGGTGCCGCGCCGGGCCGCCACCAGCGTCAGCGCGGCATCGACGCCGGCGGCATCGATTAGCTGATTCAGGCTGCTGGGGACGGCGAGGCGGTTCATGGTTTAGTTGCCGCAGATCCCGGCCGGGCGATCGCGCCAGATACCGCGGCGCTCGGCGCAGGCAGCCTTTTCGGCCGCAAGGTAGGCCTCGACCGTCTTGGCATCCCTGTCCTTGAACAGGAAACGACGGTAGACGGTAGCCGCGCCGGCGCCCAGCAGGTAGGTGTTCAGCAGATCGCCGCCGCGCCGGAAACACTCCGCCACCGGCCGCTTGTACTTGTCGACATCGATGACGATGCACCGGAAGTCCTTGCCGTAGGCGAACTCGTGTAGGACGCGTGTCGCGAAAGGCCCCAGCGGCGCGTCGTATTCCGGCGCGCTGATCCCGAACAAGCGCACGGGGATCCGCTTTTCGCCTACATCCAGGCTGTCTCCATCGACCGGGTACCCGATCCCCTCGATCACGTCGCCCTCGACGAAGTCCGACGCCGCCGCCGGCGCGGCCGCGATCGCCACGGCAGCGATGCCAGCCAGCAGCGCATCCCTCAACACTCTTCCGATTCTATTCCGCACCTGTTGCATCGAACTCTCCTCCGTTCGCGAGTTGCTATTGAAAGTCGCAACTATCGAACGCATGGCATTGGGTTGTAAACGGGGCCATGACCGAACGCGGACTCCTTGGTCTAGGGTGCTATGCCCTCATCCCAATCATAGGTCTCAGGCCCATCTTCTCCGTCCTTTGCGTCTGTGACGAGTTGGTCGTAATCGTCCCCCGCAAGGATGCGAACCATCTGATCGATGACCCAGGCTTTGTGGTGAACGCCGTCAAAGCCGCCATACTGCACTGCTAATTCAATAGCCTTCTCGATGCGCTCTTCGTCTCTCACCGAGCCCTCCTCGAACTAGGCCGCGTCCTTTTCCGCCTCAACACGGCGGTAGTATTCAGACAGCGGGATAGGTGTGCAGTCTTCCGGCGCGGTGGGTGCTTGTTTTGAGCGGGGCAACCCGAGCAGCCATTCGCCATTCACTTGTTGGGCAGAGACACCGCGAAGAACAAAACCGCCGCGTGGACCGGGTTCGCACGAGATGCCCCAGGAGTCCCCCAAGATATCGCGGTTCAAGCCGCTGGCCGCTGTTTCGTGCAGCCCTTGAATGCGTGACCACAGTTCCTTGTCCGCTTTGGAGCGACGGTAGGGTGCGTAGAAATCCCGACCGCTAATAGATCCCATGCATCGCCACTTGCCGGGCGGATCTGAGAAGACAAAGCCGGCCACTGCGCCGCCTTGGCGGACAGTCATCTCTGCCCCGATCTCATCTTGAAACGCCTTCCGCGCCTCCTGCGTAGCGGCCTGCTCTGCGCTGGCTGCTTCCAGACGTGCCGTGGTTTCCGCACCCGGCAAATACCAGTCATATTTATCGCTCATCAGAGCCTCCTAGCTTGCGAGGGCTGTTTGCAGCCACAGTTTGATTTCGTCCCGGTACACAAAATCGCCGAGCACTTCGACGTGATCGCCGTTTCGAACTTCGATTTTCATGACCGCTTCAACCAGATCGTCGACCATTTCTATGGCGGGCAGGGCGTCTAACTGGGAGCCGCCTTCACCTTGAATCGGGGTCTGAGGCAGTGAGAGGGGTTGCGAGAGTCGGCCCAGTAAATAGACCACCAAATCTGCATGATCGGGCCACACCAGATCGTTGCCGGGGTTGGCTTCCTGCCAAATCTTGATTGCGCGCTGGTCGGCTTTCCAGCGTAGGTCAAAAGTACGTTGTAGGTCTGCGCAGTTGGAGCATTTCGCGTCATTCATCGGTGTGTTCCTCAAGGGACCGCTAGTCGCTGCTGTCTGGCGTCAACGCATCGGCGGCGGCAGACGCGCTCCCCCGGAAGTCGATGTCCGGCAGAATAGCTTGCGGTTTGAAGGTTCGGCGGTAGTGGTAGACATTGACCGGCACCGGGTCCATTTGCTCTACGAAATAGACGGTGTTGTCTGAGTTGCCGTAGAAGTTTCGGATGAAGGTATCCGGCCCGATCTTGCAGATTACAGATGTGCGGAGTTGACCGGCTTCAACGGAACAACGCCCCTCCGAAACCATGATGTTCTCACCACGGATTGCGTTGTACATGACAACGCGCCGCATGATTTCGAAGTTATCCGCAGCTTTTGCCATGTTGCGTTTAGCGACCTGCGCGTCGTCGGGACCGTCACATGCTGCAAGGGCCAACAGTGCGACACATCCAATGAGAGTCCGGTTCATTTGCTTGTTCCTTCTGTGTGTGATTGGAGGGAGGGATCGGTGAGCCCCTCCTCGTGCTGCAGATAAGACGCCTCCTCGGCTGCGGCCTTCCGGCCCTTCTCGGTCAGGAAGACAAACTCGCCCTGGACTGTCTCGTCCTGGACGCGGCCCTCGCGCGCGATTTCGGCATATCCTCGGGCTTGCAGTTTCAACCAGAAGCGGCGCGCCGTATCCGGGCTTTTACAGCCACTGAGATCGAACCCGCGGGGCGGCGGACAAATCCGGACCGTCTCGCGCAGGGTCTTGTGTTCCAAGGGTGTCAGCATGATGTCCTCCGGGCGCCATGGCGCCGTCATTTCGCCTTCCCGCCGGGATCCTTCAGCTTCTTGCCGCCAGGGATCCCGTTGTAGTCGCGCTCCAGCGCCTTGCGCAGCGCCAGCACAGTGCTGCCGCCGAAGTTTGCCTTGTACGATCGCGCCGCCTCGTCGCGGTCTTTCGCCGGCTTGGTCGACAGTGTTTGCGCCAGGCGCGCGTCGTCGATGTCCGCCTTGTGCAGATAGATCAGTTCGGCGGTCGCCTTGATCGTGCCGGCGCGCAGCTCTCCCTTACGATCCGGATAGGCGGCGCGGATCGCCTTCAGCGCGCGGACCGTCGGCTCATTGCCATACTTGCGGATCGCCTGACCGATCGACGCGATCGCCAGGGTCTCGTTCGGTTTCAGATCCTGGGCCAACCGCACTGTGCGGGCGATCTCCACATCGGCCTCCTTGCAAACCCTGTTAATCTCCATCGCGTCCGGATCACGGGCGGCGAGCCGCGCGTAGTGTTCGGTTGGTTTGTTGGTCAGGACGCGGTCTCGGTTCACGCCCAGAAAGGCCTCGGCCTGCTCCACGAGCGTTTCGGTATCCATGATCAGGGCCGGGATCTCGAAGACCTTGGGATGCCGGAGGGCGGCCGCGACCCGATGCTGACCGTCCAGGACCGCGTACGTACCGTCGCCATTATCGGTCACCACGACGGCGGCGAACTTCGACCAGTTGAACTCCTGCTCGATCTTGGCGATCAGCCGCGCGGAACGGTTCCCATCCGTGGGCCGCTGATAGCGCGCGTCGGAAATGCAGCTTTCCGGGTTCAGCCAGGCAAAGGATGGACGGCCCGCTCTTGGGTCAAAGCCGGTCATGATCGTTCTCCTTGTTTCGGGGGTGGAATTTCGCCGGGCGCCCCGGACGCCGGGTCGGCAGCGGCCCTTCCGCGCCGGCCTGGCGCAGCTCTTCGGCATAGGCGACGACCTCCTGCACGCTGTGCTCCACGCCGTTGATGGTCGGCGGGCCGTCGGCCGGCCAGTGAACCTGCTCGTCCTGCCGCTGCAGATACTTGACCGCCTGCAGGAATTTCAGGTCCGAGAAGCCTGTTTCAGACATCGATCCCGCGCCCGCTCACATCGATCCGCCAGGCGGTGACGATGGTTTCCGTCTGCGTGTCGAAGATGACCCTGAGACGCCCCTGGGAAGTCCGCACGCGGACCGCATAACGGTTCCGCGGCGGAGCCTCGAAAGCCGGACGAGCCCGCTTGAGAAACGCTTCCAGCTCGCCGATCCGCGCGTCGCTGACCGGCAGCGCGCGCTCTTCGATCCGTCTCAAGAAATGAAGATGTTGAAAGATGCGTATCTGGGCGAGGTTGGTGGCGTTCATGATGCGCTCGCGGCCGGACGCTCGCCCAGCTTGCGGATCCGCCCGCCGAGATGTTCGATAAACCGGTCGCGCTGGGCGAGATCCATCTGCCAGACCATGCATTCACGCGACACGTGCTTGGTGCTGCGCGCGTACTTCATCATCGCGTGCCGGTTCTTAATGACGCCGGCGTCGACCAACCGTTTCCACTGCGCCAGGATTACCTGCGATCGCGGGTCGCCCAGGGAGTCCCACCGCTCGGACCAGTCGACGCCCCCCTCCCGTGCGGCCCAGGCTTTCAGCCCTTCGATGATGGGCGTCCAGTTGCGGACAAAGCGCGGATTGTCGATCTCGGTCATGCCCCGGACATAGGCGGCAAACGCAGCGTCGCTGCCCGTCTCAACCACCCCCAAATGAAAGAGGGAGAACCACAGCGCGCGGGCCTTGCGGTGTTCCGGCCGGATGTAGTGGCCCTTCGTGCGCGCGGGGTGCCCTTCGGGCAGTTCGCGCTTTAGGGCGTCGAGTAGCTCCGCCAGCTGGTCCTGTTCCAGCTGCGTGCAGGATGTCAGACCGCTGAAGTTCCTGGCGAGGAAGTCCCGATAGGTCGGGTCGTCCATCTGCAGCTGCTTCTGCGTGATCTTGATCGCAGCGATCAGCTTCCCACGGGCTTTCGGGTCGGTGCGTCCATAAACCATCAGTGCACGCTCCTGTTTTCAAGCGGGATGGGAGTCTGGCTCTGACGCGCGCGCGTCGCCGCATAGGCCGTCGGGAAGACGGTGCTAAAATGGGCGCGGATTTCCTCGGGCGCCTGCGCTACCAGATTGGCGCCGGACTGTGCGATTTTCGCCAGAAGGTCGACGTACACAGCCGTTACCTGGTCGGAGGTGCCGCTCTCGACAACCGGCGCCAGCCGCTTTTTGACTTCCGCGTTGATCAGGCAATGCAGGCAATCGTCTCTATCCATGGGTTCGTGCTCCATACTTGCCGGCTTGGTCGCCGAAGGTGGTCCAGAAGTCATCGTCCTCAAGGCGGCCGAACAGGTCGCAGGCTGGCCCGGGCGCCAGGCGGCGAAGGCGGGCATAGATCTCGTCCGGTTTTTGGGAATGATCGCGCAGCGGCGCGACGATGATGCTGCGCACGTCCTTCTCCAGACGCACCGGACTGCCGTATTTGCCCAGCAAAACGATCTCCGCATTCGCGCGGGTCCAGTGCCCCATGCCCAGGAAGAACAGCACCTCGGCCGCGCGCTCGACGTCGCCGGCGGCCAGCAGATCGGCGACCCGCTGCAACCGCGGCAGATCCGTGCGCTTGTTCGTTTTCAGCCAAACGAACCCGATGGTCGAATAGTCGATGCCCCAGGCCTGAAACAGCTTGAGACCCTCCAGCAGATGCGTATCGGTCACCCACATGGCGATCAGGCAGTCGGGGGCGGCAAGATCGGCGATCGTCAGCGCGGCCAGCTCCTCGAACGACATGGTGCGGTAGTGGCGGCTGGCGCTGCGGCCCTGGCCGGCCGCCGAACGTGTCTCGTAGTCCCAGGGCGGATCGATATGGATCAGCCGGTAGTGCAGCATCTTCAGGTGGCGCCAGGGCCAGTTTGCCGGCAGTTTCATCCGTCGATGTCCTTTCGGAAACGCGGATCGGCGGCGCGGTCCGCGTCCCCTTTCGCGGCCGCCGCCCGAAGCTGCTGACGTTGGCGCCATGTCCGGCAGCAGAAGGCCAGCGCCCGCCGGGCAGCCTTGTTGCCCGGGTCGACCAGCACGGCCTGCGCCGACAGGGCCATGTTTTCCATCAGGCGCGCGTCGGTCGTCACGGCGTGCCGCCGTCCAGCAGCGCCGCTGCCAGCTTCCGCGCATCGGACTCGGCGGGCTTGACCTGCACCTCGTCGGTGTCGTCGACGATTTGCACGCCCAGCTTCTTCCGCTCCTCTTCCGGCAGATTCCGTAGCGCGTCCTTCACCGGTACCGATTTCGTCTCCAGATACGGACCGGCGGATCGGCCGAACGCGTCGCGGATCCGCGCGACCATCGTGTCGTCGTCGCAGTCGTAGACGACCTTGCCCGTCTTCCGGCGCAGGCCGACCCTGATCCCGCCCAGCGTACGCGTCTTGGGCTTCTTGAACGCGCTGCGGTTCCCGTCGATCAGGGCGCGGATCTTCTCCTCCAGCGCGTTGATCCGTTCCGTCCTCGTCTCGATCCCGGCGCGGGCGTCGGACAGCACCTTGCGCATCTTGGTCTGCGTCGCCGACACGGTCTTGCTCAGCAGGCCCAGCTCCTCCGACAGCGCTTCGCACAACGGCGTCAGCTCGGCGACGACGGCCGGCGTCTTGGGTTTGGGTTTGCTCATGACACCCTTTCCTTCTTTCGGGGAGAATGCAGGTACAGCGTCACCCACCAGCGGATCTGCTGCCGGATGTGGAAAAGGATCGGATGCCGGCGGCGGGTCATTTCTCGACCTCTTGACGCAGCTGTTCATTCATTTGGGCAACGAAGCGAAGGCAGCCGTCCGGATTCAGCATGGCAAGCGTCTCCAACCGATCGACGAACTCATCACAGGCCGCGGTTAGCGCTTTCCCTATGCCCGGCTTCAGCGAGCTACGCGGAATAAGGGAGATTCGTAGGTTCTCCTCCGCACCACCGAACCGCTTCCGGACTGCGGCTTCGATCGCCGTTATGCGCGCATCCATTTCGGCGTCACTGACACGGCGGGCTCTTACTTTCCTGTCCGCATACATCACCGTGGAGTGATTCCTAAGGCCTATGGCTTTAGCGATTGCCGGATAGCTGCGGAGGGTCGTGGTTTTCGCTACATGCATCGCGATGTGGCGCGCCTCGCAGACGGGCCGCTCGCGCCGGTCCGAGAGGATGTCGTGGACCTTGACGCCATACTCTTCGGCGACGATCTGGACGACCACGCGGACCGGCCCTTGAACGAAGGCGTTCATAGCCACCCCCTCCAGGCGCTTTGCATGCTGTCCCAAACCTGCCGGTTGAAGGGTTCGGCCGCTCTGGTGGCGTCCAGGATCTCGCCGGCGGTGCTGTTCATCCGCCGCGCGATGCACACGAGATGCGCCTCGGTCAGCGTGCCGGCATCGATCTGATCCAGGATCGTGGTCGTGTCCGCGCGTATCCTCATGGCCAATGTCCGAAGGTCGCTCATGACCCGAACTCGCTGGCAGCCATGTTCTCCCAAGCGTCCCGCACGTCTTTCGCCGAAACCTGCTCGCGGTCCGCCCCCGCCGCCAACAGTGTGGCGAACCGCATGGTCTGATAGATGTTCCGCAGCGCGCCCGGCTTCATGCCGATCGTGCGCAACAGTGAGATGACCTCCGGGTCTTCAACGCCCCAGGCGGCGACATAGGCGGAGATGTCGCCGGCCGCCGGTTTCTTCAGTTGAATCTTCAGTCCGACCCGGCTCGACAGCTGGGCGAATTCCGCCCGCGCCTCGCTAACGTTGCCCAGCACCCCGAAATTGCCCGCCAAGACGATCGCCAAACCGTAGACATCGTTGAGGTTCCGCAGGCTGTCGATCAGCTTCAGGTCGAGGTGATGCGCCTCGTCGACGATCAGCAGCGCGTTAGCGTTCTCGATCTTGGAGACGATTTTTCCGCGCAGCGTGTGGTAGCTCCAGGTGTGGATCCCCATGCCTTCCGCGATCTCGACCAGCATCTTGTTGATCCGGGTGATCTCGGGCCGCATGGTCGCCAGGAACGCGTTCGGCGTGTTTGCGACATAGCGCCGAAAGGCCACAGACTTGCCCAGGCCGGGTTGTCCGACGATTGCCGCGATGCCGCCCAGGCTGTGCGCATAGGTCAGACCGTTGCAGATTTTTTCCGCCGTCGGCGTCATCTCAAAGGCCGGACCGTCCTTGACGTTTCGCGAGATGCCGCGCCGCTTCTCCTCGGACTCAAGGTACTGCTGCACCCGCTTGGCGACGTCTTCGGCATTGCCTTGATAGGTTCCGCCGCCAAAAGCGGAGAGTGTGCCGCGCTTAATATCGGACCGTTTGGCGAGCACATCCCAGCTGAAGCCGGACCGCTCCTTATACGCAGTCAGTGCAAGCCGCTGCTGGGTTACAAAGTCTTCCTGATAACTCTTGGGAACCTGATCTGACATTTTGTTATCCTTGTAGTTTGGATTACTCCGTCACCAGCCGAAGGCCGGCACTGAGGCGCTCCATAAGGTCTTCTTCTTCGGGCTGCTCTTCCGGCACCCTGTCCTCTACGGCGGCCAGCGCCGCAGCATTCTTGGCAACATGGACCAGCCGCACGGCGGGCGATGCCGGCGGGTCTTCATCCTCGATCCGGGGTATCAGGCGGGATAGCTCGTCCAGCGAAAGCTTGCGATGTAGCCGGGCCGCCTCTTTGTTGGCTTTGATGAACGCTTTCCGGTCGCGCGCATGCTCGCGGGCGGCGGTCTTATCGTTGAACCCGACCGCCTCCAGGCACTCGGCACGGCCAACGAAGACGCCGTCCAACCGATAGACATCGACGCCCGCATGCAGGGCGTCCGGGTCGAAACGGACGGTCAGTTTCGTCCCCCTCAGCCCGACCAGCAATTCCGACCAGTAGCGGTTTCCGTCCAGCCGGATCGAGCCGTCCTCCTTGTTGGCGTGCACGTTCTCCGCCGCCAGAAGACACATCCGGAGCTGCTCTTCGCTCGCGCGGCGGACCATGGCGGTCGCCATGGAACGCTGGAAGACATCGTTGAAGGAATGGATCCCGGCACAGACAGGCGCGCGGCGTCCCTGGATCTGGTTGTGCATGATGATGCCCTGGCCGGCGATATCGACGAAGGTCGCGAGATCGACCGCCTTGGATCCGTAATTCTCCGGTTTGGCGTCGACCTTGTTGCCCGTATAAGCCCCCTCGAAGGCGGGATGCTTGGCCACCGCCTGGCACAGTTCGCGAAAGGCCCGCTCGATCGGTTTCGATTGCCCAGAATAGGGTTGCGTCCAAAGCAGGTTGATCCCGAAGGCGGTCAGGATGCCGGTCGGCTCTTCCGGCTTCACCTTGAACCGGAACCGATTCGTCGCGCCGCCGGTGATCAGCTTGGACGCAAAGGCCTTCCCGTTGTCCAGAGTGATCTGGTCGGGGATCCCATACTGTTCGAACATGTCGCGGCAGGCCAACCGGACCAGATCAGCATTCTCCGATTTGTCGACGCGCCAGCTGACGATCTTCCCGGAATAGAGATCCTGGATCGCCACCATCAGGGGCCGCCCGATGCTGCCGTCCGGCCATTTGACGAAGACGTCCCATTTGTGCCCATCGATATTGACCGCCTCCATGGCGTGGAAGCAGGACCGGTCACGCTCCTGCGGCGGATACATACGCTTCAGCGCTTCCTGCCCTTTCCGCAGCAGCACGCGCACCGGCAGCGGGACTTCCTGCTCCATGCGCCGGCTTAGGGTTTTCTCCGAAGGAATGGTCCATCCGTGTTCACGGGCAGCGAGTTCAAGACGCCGAAAGCAATCCCGGAATCTCGGTTCCGAGAGCCTGAGATAGTCCGCCTTGATGAATTCCCAGGCTTGAGGGTCGCAAGGCTTGGAGGTGCGCCGCCCCGCATGACGCGGCGCCAGCAGCGGCAGCCAATCGCCCTGCGGTTTCCCGTCCACCAACCCAAACCAGTTGTAGATCGACCGGCCCGATACCTTCTGTTCCGCGGCGATGGTGGAAACCGCGATGTTCTTTTGAAGGCCGTGGCGCACCAGCGTTTCGACCTTCTCGATGACCAGAAGACGGTCTCGCGCGGTCTGCTTCTGCTTTTCCGTCAGGGTCTCAAACGTGTCCCAGCAGGCGCTCCTCGCCGTCTCGGTCGGCTCTGAAAGCTGCTTATTGCGCAGAAGGTGACGTTGCGTCGGATCCGGAAACAGAGAGAAGTGATACTCATTTCCACCACCCCGCAGACCGATCCGGCGGCGGCTCAGCAGGGCGCCGGCGCAGTTCAGCCGTTCACCCCATCCTTCCCGGTCGGCCTTAGCCTTGATACCGCGTCGGCCCTTCGGCAACCCCGGCAGCTGCGCCTCCGTCAGTTCCTTGATGGTGAACCATTCCTGCATCAGCGTCGGTTCTTTCGCGACTGCGCGATTCGGGCGTCGATCTCTTCGCGCTTCTCGACCAGGACGGCTTCCTCAACCGCCGACTCGAACCGTTTGGGAATCACCGCCATCTCAAGCGGCTCGGCCATCAGGGACAGCAGCCGCCCATCATTGGTGACGACCATCAGGGCGATCGCGCGCTGCAGTGAGATGTTGTGGTCGACCTTGGCTTCCGACGCGTAGGCGGAGAGCGTCGCCGCGGTGATCTTCTCGCCGAGATAGTCGGACATCCGCGCGGCGATCTCCTGCCGCTCCAGTCGCTTGCCTTCCGGATCGCGCGCATCTTTCAGAATGACCGTGACCGCCTTGGAGATCTTCCCGGTCAGGGTAGCGGCGCGGATGGTTTTCGGTTCGAAGGCCTCGACATTCACCTCGGGCGCCCACATCAGCAGGTCCAAGGTGTTTTGATCGCCGCGCGCCTTCGCCATCACAGCTCACCCCGCTCGCGGAGTTCTTCTATGAAACGGTCGCGGGCGGCCTTGGGCGTGCGATCCCACAGGTCCAGCAAGGCGCGGTAGGCCTTGTCGGTCTTGTCTTCTTTCTTCGGCGTGTGGCCGCCGACTTCGGCGATCGCCGCGGACAAGGACTTGACCGGTTTCTCCGCGCGCGTCAGCGCTTCGACCAGTTCCTGCTGAAGCGCCGGCGAGGTGCTGGCCAGCTTGAGCAGATCCTTCTGACTGTCCGCGACCGGCGTTCCGTCCAGCGCCAACAAGAGATCCCGGTCGATATTGCTGGCGATCCGCACGGCGCGCTCGATTGACCGTTCCGACAGGTCCAGCGCCTCGGCTGTCGACTGGCTAAACGACATCGTGTCGCTTTGGCGCCCGCCCGTATGCTGGTTGCCTCGGTTCCCGCCCTTCTTCGACGTCGGATACAGCCGCTCGTAGACTGCCTTGCGTTCGGCGAGATAGACCGCCCGCTTCAGGGGCGTCGGTTTACGGTCGAGAAGGTTCTCGTCGATCTCCATCAGCCGGGCTTCGTCCGGAGAGACGTCGTGCACCGTCGCCGCGATCTCCTCGCGCTCAAGCCGGACGTGCGCCAGCAGCCGGTGACGTCCTGCGATCAGAACATAGCCGTCGCCCTCCCGACGGACGGTGATTGGGTTCAACAGGCCGATGGCCTCGATCCCGGTGGCAAGGGCGTCGACCCAGTCTGGATCAACGGAGTCCAGACGGTCGATGACCGAAATCTTGTCCAACGGAATCGAAACCTGTCTCATCGGCCCCCCTCGGATTGACAAAGCGGTCGCGTTTTTTGACGGGACTCGGTTTTCCGATTCCTGCTACTGTTCCGGCGTGCAGTAATCCGGTGGCCGCGACTGTCATACCACTCGGGCCAAAAACGAAAAACCGGTTCGTCATAGTAGTCGGCGATGGCCCGGTTTCCGAGGGGACAGGGAACGGCAAGCGACTTTCGAAGCGTCGCTCTGTTGATCCCGATGTGATCCGCCATCGCTCCGAGGGTGCCGAATTCCTTGCGAATTCTAGCCTTCAGGTCCTCGGGGTTTATGTTTCGCCGTGCTGCCATTGTGCGTTGGTCGGGGTCGCGTCGCGGCCTTGTTTTTGGGAATGAGTTTTCACGAATGAGAAGAAACGTGAACCGATTTTATGATCAAGTCAACGAAGAACCGGTCATCATGAATCGGAATATCGTTTTTTGGCCTGTTCGCACGGTCTTGAAGTGCGGAAAGGCTGGGCAATGAACGCGCTGCAACAGGTGGACAAAGAGGCCAAGAAGGCCTTCGGCCGGGAGTTCGGAGAGCGCCTGCGGGAGATTGAGAGCCGGTTCTTTCACAACCGGCAGCAAATGGCCGACGTTGCCGGCGTTGCGAAAAGCACCTTGCAGTCCTGGTTCAACGGCACCGATCCGTCCATGTTCGCGATGGTACGGATCGCCGATCACCTGCAGGTGTCACTCGATTGGCTGTTTCTGGGCGATGACATGGATCCGTCGCAGGAAACCAGATCCGCCGCGCCCGATCCGGAGCTGCTCGCCTATGTGATCATGAGTTTGGAAGAGAAATTGGCGACCTATCACATCGAGGTGGACGCGAGAAAGAAAGGGCGTCTCATTCACCTGCTCTATGAGCATCTCGCGAAACTACCGGAGTCCGAACGCGCCGCGAACGGATTTGTCGATTCACTGGTCCAGGTCTAA